TTTCTGCATCGGTTAAATTATATGCTGCTTCATTTGCTCCGGATATTGTCACAGGAACATTTGAAGCTAACCCATGATCAGCTGCTGTTGTGACTGTTGCGGTAGTTCCTGATCGCGTAATTGATAAAACTGAAACAGCATTATCAGTGATTGTTGCCGATACCGTTGAAGAATATTCATTACCATTGGATGCTAATATAGTTCCAAGAGGAATAATTGAGCCAGCAACACCTGTTGCGACCGCATTGCCGTTTGAAGGTGATGCAGGTTGTTGCTGTTTACCGAAAATATTTCCCCATCGGATAATAAAATCAGTTAAAAATGCCGAATCAGGGAATAATTGCTCAGTTGTACGCGAAAGATCACGATAGAAATCGAATAATCTTCGTCCTATCGCAGTTAATATTGAGCCAAGCCAACTATTTGCAAGATACGGATTAGAATCTGGTGCTTCGCGTGCAACATCAACTTTTAATCTGCTTTCAACTTCTTCGGAATTATCAGGTGTGCCTAGACTCATGTTAAATTGCTTCCTGTGTTATCCCATAACGGGAATAATTTCTTTTCAATTTTTCCGCTTGGTCGCTCAAGAATTACTTCAATAACAATTTTACCACCACTATATGATGCATTTGCTGATGTAGATATGGCAATATTATCATCCACGAGCTGTTGTAAACCATTATTAATTACTGTGCCTAATTCGGCAAGCATTGAGCTGGTTATTCTTTCTTGCTCAAATAACCAAAATTTAGAACCCTGCTGAAATCCAGGTGTTGATTCATTACCAATCCAGCCACGCCGAAGATTATCAACAGCAATTTCACTGCTATTTGCTCTTTCTTCTTCATAGATGGCCATTAATATTGTGGTATCGAGTGCTTGATTAACAGGAATATCCCCATCATCTGACCATTCGAAGTCATAATATCCTTTGTCTTGCCTGATAATTACATCACTAGCCATTAGACTACACCACCTGTATCCACTTCAGAATTGCCACCGCTATCATTACCTTGTGAATGCGTATGATCTTTACCAACATCTTTTCCGCCTTGAGTAAGTGCACCAGTTACAGCAACCGCCGCTTGAGCGATAATATTAGCCACAAATGTTGCTATACCAGTGACAAGCAATGTTCCTGTTATTTCCACATTACCATCTAATTTTATATCAGGAGCAGTAATGGTTGCCATAGTTGCTGCATTTATATTGGCATTATCACATGTTGCATTTATATCGGTTTCGGTTTCAATATCAATATCTTTATTATTTTTAAAATGAATTTTTGATTTTGTTTTAGGATGATAAAAAACAACTTCTCCGGCTTCGACTTTAATTCTACCTACCGGATCAATGCCCATGAGAATCGTGCCATCAGGAGAAATATTTAATGCTTCCTGATTAACCGGTAAGTTGTAATGCATTCCATAAGGCGCAGCAATATAAGCATCACCTGTTCTGCCATTCATCGTGAATTGCTGAATCGGATATGATTTACTTTCATCACCAACTTTTGTGATTTGTGCTGACCAATTACCCAGTGAACGCATTGAATTGATCTCCTACTGGTCGCGGCTCTTGTTGAGCCAAGATATAAGCATCTTTTTCCACAAAATCTAATGATGTAATGGAACCAGCTTCACTATAATTAAATTGAAGGCTTGCAATCATCATTTTTCTGGAAATATCAGCAAAATCATCTTCAATTGTGGCAATTTGATTAACATCCCATAAATTAGCCTGGAAATTGCGATAACCTTGAACGGTTGCTGTGTAAGTATTTCCCCTAGCTTTTCTTATTTTTTTAGTCCATTCAGCAAGTTTTTTCAGCTCTTCCGAGCTATATTTATCTTTGACAGCAACAAATTGCCGTCCTTGCCGTACTTCTTCATCTGAAATGATCCCGCCAGATTGATTCGATGCCGTAGCTATGTCGGGAGACGGCACCAAAGCCAACCCAACAGGATCAAGCTGTGATCTGAGTGAATAACGGTTAAATCTACTTTCATCATTTAATGACCATGATGCATTAAGTACATTATTCCCTTCAGAATTAATTTTATGCTGCAGCAAGCTTCCGGTATCAACTGGCTCAGAATTAGCAATAACAATATTTGCATCGCTATCTGAAGATAAAAATACTTGGCGTTTTTTAGCGAATTCATTAGCTTTATCAAAACAACTATCGCCGGGCTCGCATTTAATAATATCTTCTGCAACATTAAAAACTTTTGGATTAACAGTATCAATCACTTTTAATGATGATCCTATATTGCTAATCATTTTTTCTAATAACTGTTTTAGAGTTAAATCTTTTAAATCACCTAATACATCGATGCTTGAATCAATAAAATCAGCTGTTTTGTCTCTTCCTGAATACGTGATCGCGTGTGAACTAGCTGAATAATTCCCTTCTACGCGCTCGATATATCCTGTGCATCGTTTTTCGCCATCAACAATCATTTCAACTTCATCACCTTTTTTAAAAGGTGGAAATCCTGAATTTGATGTTGCAGTAAAAGAAAAATCATTCGCCAGAGTTTCAAACGAAATATTGACCGTTGCACTTAAATATTGATCATATTCGACACCATTCACGCGCACTAAGATCATGAGGTTAATATCTCCACATCACCCTCAATGAATGAGGTCTGATCAATACCATTTAACATTTGAAGCGTTTCAACCAAATCGGTATTGCCATAATATTTAAAGCATAGAAGGGCTAATGTCGTTCTTTTTGTTGTGATAGTGATAACCCTGCGCGCAGAAATGCGAAGATCTGCTAATGTTGCGTTTGCCTGTGATCTAATGTCGTTCAAATCACCAACTGATGAATTTGAAATATCTTCAGCAACAGAAACCAAATATTGCGCTTCAAGTTGATCATTCGCTTCATCAATATCTCTTACAGTTTGATATTCAATACCAGCTGCAGCTACATAAGCATATCCTAATGCCTGCGCTTTCATTGCTCCACGCAATACATCGTTATTCTTTTTGCGTTCAGCCAAACCAAATGTTGTTGGATTTATTACCGGATCATCATCACCATAAGAAAATAATTTCTTAAATGCATCGAATGTATCACCTGGCGCTTCATACAAATTACTTACTGAATTGAATAAACTTCCAATACCTTGAGCCAAAGCAGTTGGATTAACGATTAATTGATTAATTGAATCGGTAAAATTATCCAAATCCCTTCTATATTCATCGATTTGATCGGCTGCTTGTCCGGTTCCTTCAGAAGCTGACTGAAAAGCATCAGCAACAGCAGCAACAGATGAGGCACCGGCATCATAATTATTTGGTGTAGAAATATCCCATTCATCAGCCAGATTTGTATTTAATCCGGCTAAAAGTGTTTGATTATCTTGATCAACTTCTGAAACTGAATTAATTGCTTTTTGTGGAATGCCGGCTGAATTATCAATATCAAACCGCATTGTGATTTCTGCACGGCCTAATTCAGTAATTGTTTCGTTTATCGTATATGGGCCCGCTTTGACATTATCAATCGCGCCAAATGTAGGATGTATTAAAGTACCTGCTCCGCCCGATTCTAAAGCCCGTATGAGCGCCGCTTTTTGAGCCTCATAATCTTCAAAAGGAATAACGGAAACAATCTCATACGACCTTGGAGCTGTGCCAAACTCTTCGATTGATTGCCGATTGGAATTAGGGAATGAAAATAGCTGCCGTTTTACTCCACCGGTCGTTCTTGCCGATTTGAATAAAAATTCAACATTCTTATAAGTAGCAACTTTTAATTCAACAGCCATTATGCACCCGCCGCATTTAAGCCAACATTGGCAGGCCGGCCTTTTTGCATGACACTAGCACCGCCTTTTTGTTCTAATCCGCCAGCCAAACCCACGTTCAAATTCACATCAGTTTGAGATTTCTGATTCATATTTAAATCTTTTGTTAAGGCTATTTCATCCTCATTAAAAAATTTGAATATGCTTGCACCGAAGTTTTCCAGCGTTTCAGTCAAACCACCTAATTCAAGCAACTTAGTGGTTGCCATTTTCACGGCTGTAAATACGGCCATTGCTGCAGCTGCGGTGGCAAGGAATGGTGCTGCGGCTAATGCCATTGATGCAACAGCGGCCAATGATGCTGCTTTTAATGCAGTAAACATCATAATAAGGCCACCAACAGCAATTAAGACCGGTCCCATTACAGCGGCAAATCCAACAAACCCGAGAATTATATTCTGAGTAACAGGTGATAAAGCTTCGAATTTATCAATGATCCGGATCAAGAAATTAGTTAATTTGAGTGCAATAGGCAATAATTTGGTGCCAATTGTCACCTTTAAATCATCGAATCGAGCAGATAATTTCCGGCTTCTATTGGCTGCGCTGCCACTGGTTCGGGCATAATCACCAATCGCGCTTTTTGATTGCTCCATTGCCAGCTGTAATGTTGCAACAGCTTTAGCCTGGCGCATTGACTCAAAGCGCATTCCTTTTGCTCTAAGAATTGCCACTTTTTTCTTAACATCTTCTTCAAGTATCGCAATACCTAAAGATTTAATGCTTTCACGTTCACCCAATAAAGCTTTTGTTAATGCTGCACTCGCTCTGGATGCGCCACCTTCAATATTGGTGAATGAAGCCAAATCAATTGATAATTTTTGAACCTGAGTGGACATATCAAGCGCAGCTTTTTTTGTGAAGCCAAAGCCAACCAATAAATCACCGGTATCACCTAATAATTTCTTTGATTCAATACGCGACAAATCAAAACTTTTCACCAAATCATTTGCTGTTTTATTAGCATCCGCTGAAATACTATCAAATACAGTATTAAATTTTGATTTTGTTTCTTCGGCATCAGCTGCTGCCTGGATCATCGATCGCGCTGCAAGTGTGACAGGCAAAGTAATGCCTAAAGTCGCTTTTGCGCCAAAATTGCGCATTCCACGACCGACATTATTTAATTTTGCTTTGAGTTTATCGAGTTCAACACCGCCTTTTTTAACAGCGGCTTTTATAGAATTGATATTAGATCTTATTCTTTTGGCAACATTATTGAATTTATTAGCAACACCGCTGAATTTATTGGCAGCTTTAATGGTGTACTGAATAACAAAATTTCTATTGGCCACTTTTAAGTTCCTTTGCTATTTGTTGAGCATCTTCTTTTACCTCCATCAATTCAGATATAGGCATATTCATTAATTCAGTTCTGGTCACCCCTCCCTGAAAGAAACTTGCTAACCTGTTTATTTCTCTTCTTAACCGGCGTTCATTTCCTGCAAAGCCGATTTCAGAATAAAATTTGCCATATAATCTCCAAGGCAAGCTTCAATATCATCCAGATCCATGCGGTCAACAATCGTTTGATTAATAACCTTTTCGCCACCAAGCAAGCCAACAGCTTTAATAATTTCTTTTGCTGTGATTATTACCTTTTTCATATCGATGCCAGACATATACATCATTTGCATCATATCTTTACCGGTAATATCTGATTTATCTTTTTTCCCTTCTTCCGCTTCATCAGTAGGCAGCTTTGAAACGGCACTAAAAAAAGAGCTTTTAATTTCTGCGCATAAATGAGCAATTTTACCTGTCGGCGGATCCAAAGAAATGATATTTATTTCTTCTTCATCGCCTGTTCCTTTTGCTGTAACCAAAACAGGCGTTTTTAATTCGATCAGTAATTCTTTTGACATAGCTTTACCCTTATAAGTGAAACCGCCCGAAGGCGGCTATATTAACCGATTATTGCAGGCTGGGATTTCCATTCAAAGGCTGCTGTGCCTTCAGATTGAAAAGCAATTTCCGGCTGATTAACCAAAGCGGCTGATTTGAAGGTTAAATTAACCCGAGAACCAGCAGGACCAACACCAGTGACGCGAACAACATTCGCCGGTCCATTGTCTTTATACGCTTTGATGTTTTCAACTGTTGTTTCTGTTGATGGTGATTCATATTTCACCTCACCAATTTTTGTTTCGATGTTTTCTGAGAAGATAGGAACAACGGCACCGCCCTTAGATCCACCTTTCACATCAGATTCACCGCCACCCATGATTACAGATACGGTATTTGCCATAATTACTTGAGGTTCATCATTAACCTCAACACTGGCGTTTGTTAATACTATCTCAGCCATTTAATTAGCCCTCTGGTGAAAATGCAATTTGAATTGGAATCAGGAAGATACGAGCCTGAACCACAATATATGCGGTCATGGCAATTGTTGTCTTACCTTCGGATAAATCAATAGATACTGTTAAACCATCTTTAAACGCTTTATCAAAATCTACTTTTTCACCATCAATTGAACCAACACCTACTTGAGTGATTTGGAAATCTTCACCAAGATCATTATTCAATTCAACAATGAAAGATTTAATGCTTTCTTCATTGGCAATGTCACCATCACCTACCAATGCACCACCGGTTAAACGATATTGAGCATATTTGGCACGAACATTATTGGATATATATTCACGAACCGCGCTTGAACAATCAACATAATTTAAAAATGCAAATGTATTATCTGGATTTCCTGCTGAATCATTTGTGTAAGTTGTTACAACTTGACCAGCAATTGTTTCATTACCTGCGCGATTATTACCAATTACCCAGCCACCAGCAGTTTGCAATTGATTAATTTCAGTATCATCCAAGAAACCGAGGCCAGTTTTAACTAATGGCAGATTTGGGAATGGAGTATTGAAGTAAGGTTTTGCTGCAATCTTCTGGCCACCAATTGTATCGCCTGGTGTGCGTGCAATAACAAAGTTTGCAATATTAGCATCTTCTGTTAATCGCAATGCTCGAATGGCGGCAAATTGTGCTGCTTTAAGCATTGGCAATTCAAGTACAGCTGGACCTTTATAATCAGCTTCATCTTCAAGCTTATCAGCAATAATCGATAATGATTCGCTGTTTTCAGATTCAAGCAATGTTTTCAGATTAGCAAAAGTATCCGTTTTGGAATAAATACCAACACCATCAAGGATATTGTTATCAACATTGAATCGAGGATCTAAAAACGCCTTCAATTCAGTTAATACATCATAAGGCCAAACAATTGTTTGATAACGGGTATTTCCAACAACATCGAAAACACCTGTTAATGTTGGATCAGTTGCGCCACCTGTCATTGCAGTAATTGCAACAGCAATATTGCCAACCGAGCCTTCAAGGCTCAAGCCAATTGTGTTACCAATCGTGCCATCATTGTTTGCTGTAAGAGTAACAACACCAGCCACATTTGCTGCGGTTACCAGTGAATTAACATCAGCATTAATCGCAGCTTCTAAAGCATCGCCAATTAATGTCGGTGTATCAGTATCAGCAACACCAATAATGTATGAAGCGTTAATGCTTGAGCCAACATTGAATGTTAATGAGCCAGCAACAGTGGTTGTTCCTGTAATTGTGAAAATACCGGCTGCGGCGGTTCCGGCAGCATCATCAAGGAAAATGGCATCGACTTGCGAAACGCCATTTAATCGCTTAATTGCTCGAACAGCTGCGGCACCTTGCGAAGTTGCACCGGCTAAAGTATCCCAGCTATTGTCATTTAAAATATTCTCATTAAGAGCGCCACTTACGGCTGAACCGCCTGCGACTTTTTGGCCTATCACCAAAATCTTTTGAGCATTGAAGCCAGCTTTTTGGAAAGCGGCTGATAACGTCGATGTGACGATTGGATTACGAAGCGTTGTCATTAGCTATTCCCCTTGCTAGGTTTAGTAGGCTTAGTTTTTTCTTTCGTTGGTTTATTCTGGACTATCTCAATAGAATTGTCTATTTCTGCATCCTTTAAACGTCTGCGCCAATATGGATCAACAGGCACTCCATTATCGGTTACAAGCTTTAATTCACGGCCTGCAGGATAACCATTCATAGCCACTTTTAATTTTATATTCATAATGGAACCTCATCTAGATCTACGCTTCCGGTAAATTCTTCATTACCGATTTGATTATTAAATGTCATATCAACATCACGGAATGCAACATCTGCAGGAGCACCGGTTGTATCGTCCAGATAAAGCTCTGCATTTTGCTCAAAAATGTATTCATGCATATTAACTGGTGGCTCTAAACCTGTTTCAACAAATCCATGAGAAACGAAAGTTAATTTGCTTCTAGTCGATACTGTAAATCCAGTATCAAATGCTTGCAATAATATTGATTTGAAAATTAATGATGCAATTTGTTCTGCTTTGTCGCGTTGCCTGCCTGCGGCCACAGTATCGGTGGCATTTTGAGCCAAATAAACGGCACATTGCTGATTTACTTCTTGGCGATAAAAATCACCACCAACATCGGTATAAGTTGCATCTGTTTGTGTATTTCTGTTCTTATTGGCCACAACATCACCGACAACAACAAAAAGGAAATCTTTATCAATATCCTGTGCTGTATAGGCAAGAACAGCGCGATCTAAACTCGCAACACGTGCAATTCTATAGCTTATTACAGCTTTTGAATTTACATCGGTAGCACCATCAATAGTTAATGCTTTAGATAGCTCATAAGTGAATGTGGTTGTGGTGGCTGAACCGGTTACGACAAAAAAGCCGTTATAGCCATATAGTGGATTTATGCCATTTTCGAGTATTGGTGATCCTGTGGCAGAAGCTGGTCCAGCATCAGCAACTTCAACTTCAATTGTTTTTCGATTAATGACATTTAATAATTTGAATGAGCCATTAAATTCAGCTTCGGTTGCGCCAGATATAACAACTTGCTTATCAATACCTTTTCCTTTTTCACGATCGGATAAAGTGAAGTCATGATCTTGATTTGTGACAATGGTTGCAACAGTTTCAACACGATCAATTGATGCAATAGTGATAGGCGTTATCACATTTAAAATATTGACCGCCTTTCCGGTTGTTAATCCATGAGCAGCTGCGGTTGTGACGGTTACCGTTGTTCCAGCCACCGCAACAGAATTGATAACAACAGATTCAGTAAAATCATCCGTTAATACCGGAATATTTGCCTGCAATGCTAAAACAATATCTTTTGCTATCATAATTCAGCCTTGATTGAATCAGATATGGATAATAACCCATTTCTCTGGTTGTCTTTAAGTGCGTTGCCTAAACCTGGACGCGGTTTCATTCTACTTGTTCCAGTTTCTAAATATCCAGCATATTCCACACTGTTGCCAAATCGCATTGTGGTGCCACTTATTTTATATCCAACCGCTTTTTTATATTTTCCGGTTCTGACTGCCGGGCTTTGGCCAGCTGCTGATGCTCTCACACGCCTGCGCCGACCTGGCACCCTATAAAGCTTTCCTGATTTACGCGCTTTAGTTTGCTGATTGAATGATTGAATTAAATCTTTACCAAGGCGAAATAATCCACGCTCAATACCAAAAGTGGTATTTGCTTCAATATTGGTGGCAGATTTAAATGCCTCCATATTGCTATCTGATGGGATTATATCAAGCATTATTCACCGGCAAACTGTTATGCCCACGTTCATTGCATCGCAATATCAAAATTTTATTCTTTTCAGCACAATTCACAACATCGATAATATCTAAATTTCGATCGCTTAATTTAATCCATGTTTCGGCTGTTAAATCTGCAATATAAGCAATCCGGATTTCATGTGTGATTTCTTTTTCAGTATTCGAACCATCAAAAATGGCTTTGCCACGCTTTGTTTTTATAATCGCTTTAACAACAGTCTCATTAGTGAAATTTTCATCAAGATCAACGCCGGTCACACCAACATCACGATCCATCAAGGTTATATCTTGACCGCATTTATTAAGGCTATGCTGAAACAAGCTCATTATTCATCACCAATAGTGCCAATACTGAATAAATTAGTAGGTTGTTTATCTTGTTCAGCCAAGCAACCGCCTGAGAGTGTATTGGCCATCTGGCCAAATGGCGTACCTTTCACGCCTTCGCCGAATTTAAAGCCATAATTTGCTGTGCTGCCAGTGCATGCATCTTTTTCGCTCGATAATGATAATGTGTTTTCTGTAACAGCTGCGAAATGAGCCGCTAAATATGTTTCTACTTGAATCAAGCAATCATCAGACAAATGATCTGCGCAACCCAAAGCAATTTGATCAACAACACAGGTTGCAGCTGCAATCGCAGCATTAATTTGATCAGCTGTTAATGTGGTATCAGAAGGTAAAATTGCTCTGACTTTTGCTTCATCTGTTCTTGCTGCCATTAGAATTCTCTCTTAGTATTGCGCATCAATTAGGGTTAAAAATGCAGCAACTTCAATCGCGCTTTCAAATATTAGCACGATTTCTCCGCCTGCATAATGGATTTCAATTCTGTCTGCATTCTCATTACCTGAATTTACGATATTACCAACAGCAGTTTTTGGCACTCTATGATTCAACCCATCATGATCAGTGATTAGTAAAAGATTATCTAAAACACCTGTTGTTACAACAGTCGGAGTTGCCATTTTATGCCCCTTCTACATGTCCTTGCATTTTTATTTTTAAAGACGTAATTGTTAGTGGATCCTGAACTAAAAACTCAACAAAATCTCCTTGATCTGGATCAAGTTTAATTATAACGCCAATTCTATTGAATGATCCGCGACCATTTGTGCCAAAATCACCGCCGCCTGCTTTATCAGTATATTCAACATCATACATATCTAATTTTATGTCTGAGTTGTTTTTCCAGTTTGTAAAAGTTCCATATTGCCCATTAACAAAGGCGCGAATCACAATACCGTTATCCAAAGCTGCTCCACCGCCAAATCTTGAATCATCAGCTGAAGTATTATGAACCATAGAAAATAATAATCGCTCAATATGCTCAACAAACCCATTATGAGGGCGGTATCTATAAACGACCGGCGCGACTAATGTTGCCCCTGCCGATCCTGTAACCATATTAACTATGGCAACAGAAACCTCTTCACCAATTACATAATCAAAATCTATTGGGCGATCGAAAGTGACAATTCCGCCTGGAATATCTTGCACTGTTACTTGTGGATGAGTAGGTTCTTTAGTATTGCCAATTGGCCCCATGTGAACATATTCACCAACTGTGAATCCGGTTGCATCCGCTACTTGCATTTGAGTATCGCCAGCGGTTACAGGAGCGGCTAATGTAGTCGGTGAAATATGCCTATGAGCATAATCATTAACTGGAATTATGTGCACATCTGCTTGATGAACATCGAGCGCACCATCTAATGAAGAAATAGGATTTCCAAATCCATCATGAAGTGCTGTATTTAATAGCGGTTGAAAGCCTTCTCTTTCGGCTACGCTGATAAGCCCATTTGAAGTGTTGCAGAACGCCCATGCACCTGGATCGCCCAAAGTATTTGTTAATCTTATATCATCATCACGCTTTAAAATATTATAAGCATCATGATCTTTTGGTGGTTCTGTTGCCAAAACACACACATAAATATCGCAAACGCCAACATTCTCAACAACAATTGGTTGGCCGACTGTGATGCCTGATAAAGCATACAAATCAACCCATTCATTTGTTGGAAGTGGGATATGAATTAAATTATCTGACATGTTAAAGAAAAAAGGGGCTGTTTCCAGCCCCTATTTCTAAGCTTATTTGTCGGTTTTTTCTTCGGATTTCTCCGAAGTCAAATCAACAGTTTTTCCTTCGCCAAGCTTCTTGACTTTATTGCCAAGACTTTTAGCAACTTTAGCATCAAGCACAAGTTCTGTGCCTTCAGCCATGTGTTGTAATTTACCATCAGACATTAAATACAATTTCTTATGGGTTACAACATGTGTTGGTCGTTTTGGTGCTGCCATAGCTTTTTACTCCCGTTTTTATGCTGAAGCGTACATTGCGCAAGTCTTACCTGCGAAATCTGTGCGAATTTCAAAACCAATCGCACCCCATACAGAAAACTCATAATTCGAGTTATAAACTGGACGAGGCATTGCAACAGTATTGATGCCCATGCCAACAACAGGACGAATCTTGTTGGTGTCTAATGGGAAAGCCATCATTTGGTTGCCGGTTAATTTTGAAGTTGACTTGATCATCGCTACGCCTTGCATGCTTTCAAGTTCTTCTTTGATAGTTCTTGAATCAAAGCTATCAGAATAACGGCGTTCAAAGTTTGAAATAACTTCACGACTTACATAGTAAGTTGCATCTTGACCGCAGTTATTATCAATCCATAGAACATCACGAACCTGGATAAACGCTGCTCGAACTTCTGCACCCGTTTTAGTGGTATCAGTGAAATCGAAATTAACACCGCCAACACCAAGATCAACTTGAGCAACACGCGAATCATTACGCATACCTGTCCATGAGATACCATCCACAACGATTGCATTACCATCTGAATCAAGATGGCCATCGAGGAAGTTATCAGCTACATGGGCACGAATTGAAGCAACAGATTCACGTTGATCATCAATTAACGCATCAAAGCCTTCAGATGTTTGGGCATTCCATTCACGCCAGTTGCGAGAGAAACCAGTATCGTGAACAGGAATAATCGAACCATCATAAGTGAATTCAACTTGATCCATTTTCACGCCGATTTGACCGGTCATTGACGTTTGAACAACACCTGCATCTGAAGCTTGGCGGAACTTGTGAACAAGTTTACCGATGCTTACTGAGCGAGATAAAGGCATCAAATCATTTAAGAACGTATCACCATCATCTGAACGCATGCGCTCAACTGTGACATTATCAAATTCTTGATATACATCACGCGGGATAAGGCCTTGATTTGGCAAAAGTAAGCCCTGATTTACAAACATTTGTTCTTGTAAATTAAAGCTATTACGTGCGGCAACAACTTCGCCATACTGTTCTTTACCAGAACGGCTGTTACCAATTAATTTTTTACTAAAATACATAATTAGCTCCTTATGCTACGCGAATGCGAACAAGTTGAGTTGCTGCGGTTGTTACATCTTCATCAGCAAAACCAACGATTTCTTCACTTGTCGCACCTACAGTTGCAGGAGTAACAGCGATTTTAAGCAAACCAGCGCCATTACGCGCCATTGGTGTGCCTCGTGTGAGTACTTGAGCAGTTACAACTAATGCATTCACGAATTCACCAGAACGCGGCGCAATTGCCACCATGTTCTCATTAATTGTCCATGCATCATCAACACTTTTTGATTGTTGTTGATTTTTATCGGCAACAATAAATTGTTCACCGAAAGTAGTTGCTGCAATATCATTAGCATCAAGCCCTGATGTAGTTTGCTTTAGAGTCGTGCCTGGTGCGATTGCAGCGACTGCAATACCTTCAATATTCAAAGGCTTGCAATTTGAACCGCCAGCAGGACCTACATAAATAACGCGCTTACCTTTAGTAGACATGGTTATTCCCCTTATTCTGGCATATCAGAAGATACTTTAAACGTATCATCGTCATTGCCGTGATTGACCATTGGAGAAACACCAAAAGATGCACCACAATTTGTGGCCATTTCTTTAAGTTTTTCCAAACCCAGTAAATTTGCACTTTCAGTGTCTAAGCCTGGATATTTACCGCTATTAACAATAATTTCAATTGCTTTCGCTTTATCCGTATCTGCTTGTGCGTTTAATTGCATCTGCAAGCCATCCAACTTTTCAGCAAATGGCTTCATAGCATTGGTGATGGCTTCTGCAATGCTTGCATTGTCATCATCATTGCCGGAGTCATCACCGGTTTGTTGGTTAGCTGCAAGAGTTTCATTGTACTTTGCAAACAACTGTTCATCAGTCATATCTTCATTGACTTCAATACCAGCGGCTTTTAAAGCATTAAGAATAAAATCTTTCATAGCTTCACCTTTTTGTGAGTTAGTTTTAGGAATAAATGAAACATTTCTCTCCACAGGGAGGGGAATGCCTACTATTGTCACAATACCATTAGCATCAACACTATATGGAACCGTGAACAATTCTTCGCCTGCTGAGAATATAACACTATCCTCATACAGTTCTTCAATCCAAGTTACATTTAATCCAACACCGCGTAATGCTTCATCAACTGCATCATGTCTTTCACGCATTGATTGATCTTCAGCATTATCGGTTAATCGGGCTAAATATCCCTTTTCATTGTTGTTAAGTATAAAATTTTCAACTTCAAATTCATCACCTTCAGCATTTACACCCATTCCAACGCCTTGATGTGGCTGGGCTGCTCCTACTGAATCAAGTAAAATTGCATCATGATCAAAAACCATTTCACGGGCAATCCATGAATATTTTTGACCTTCTGCATTGGTTTGAGGTGCATCAAGCATTTCAGGAAGCAGGAAAACACCAACAGAAGTGTGAATTGGTCGTGGATTTTCATTTGTTTCTAATTCGTTAATACGATCAAGCAATCTTTTGCCGCGCTCTGTCTTAATTGCTTCCTGAACATTAATAAATTTATCGATGCGAATGCGATCACCATCTTTTTCAACATTAGTATTAAATGCGCCAGCATGATAATTGTGGATAGCAACAGGATCAGAAGCTGAAATATAATTACCATCTGAATCTTGTGGATGCTCAACAGGAGCTAATGTGCGTTCTAAAGTATGGAAACTTTTATCAATTTCTTCAGAAGGATATAACCCGCCATTCATAACAATGTTATTAGGAAGAGTGAATGAGGAAATTATTACATGCTCAACACCATCAATTGTTTCCCGCTTTATTCCGTCACGATTAACTTTAGTGGTGCAATGGATCAATTTACGCTTCATTGGCTGTCATTTACCTTGTTTTGTTGCGTTCAGTGTCCCGACAGCACTTAGCGCAGTAATTAACGTAATAATAACTAGAATTAATTATAAATCAACCTTCAATCAAAAAATGCTTTTTCGGCTTTTATCTTTTCTTGTGTTTCAGTTTGAACTACTTTGCCAGATGAATCAATTAATACAGAAATTGTTGAGCATTTGCAATTAATTCGATTACTTCCTGAATCCCACCATTGCAGCTGATCAATTGTTGTGTATGCATTTCCATGCCTGGCAGCATGTGAATTTCTGGTTGTTGGTGTCAATGCAGATATATGAATTACACCAGATCTGAGCCCTGTTTCAGTCGCAGCAATATCATTAGCCCGAAGCTTTGAATTATTATAGGCCTTATTTATTTCAGTATCTGCAATCCGCTTTGCACTTGACCGGGCAACATCAAATCGCTCACTTATATTCTTGGAAATAACTGTTGGTGTATCACCAGCATCGATTCCAGCATTAATTTGCTGCATTACTTGTGATGATGTGCGCTGGCTTAATGTTTTAACGCTTTCAAAGTTAGTCACATAAGTTTTATTCAATGCTTCTCTATATGGCTCAGATAATAATACTTGTTCAATTGGCACCGGTCTTGGTGGCAATCCCTTAACCAATACACCGGCAATTGCAGCTGCAGAAATCAATTGGTTATAACTAACTAATTCTTCAGCGGTTCCTTGGCGATATGGCTGCTCGATATTATCTTTCCAATACCAATTAATCGGCATGGTGCCTGTCTGAGTTTCTAATAACTCATTATTCAGCATAAATTCAATGGAATTTCCCAGCTGAGAAAGCTCTTGCTCGGTTATTTCATATTCATAATAGACTGTATTTGCATTAATCAGCAATTCATTGGTAATTGTGGCTTTTGTTTTGCGCTTTTTTGGAATCGCACGAAATAATGCCTTAACTTCTCTTTCTGATTTAATTAATCGGCGATCGAGAGTTAAGGTGCCTTTTTTTCTATTTTTGGCTTGGCCTGTTGGATCTGCTTTGGTTTTCATTCAACAATATCGGCATCTTCATCAATTTCTTCGCCGCCTGGCTCAATAATTTCTTCAGGATCAAAGCCAGCAGCTTCACGAATTTCTTCAGGAGAGAATGGTACGCTTTGCCCGGATAAAAACTGTTTGTTGTTGGTTTCAGCCATATCTTTTGCGCTTGTCATTTTCTCAACATCAGATCTAGCTAATAAATCATCCCATTCAACTTCATATTCTTCTGTTTTAAGGATTCCATAAAGCATCATCCAATCGATTAGACCTGAAACTAATTCTGTTCCAAAGTTTTCTCTGCGAGACTGAACGCCAGATAAAAATGTTTTAGAATCTTCTGTGCTCGCACGCTCACCTGTTTGTTGCCCAATTAATACAGTTGATGGTATTGGTGGCGTTGTTCCTGCAGCTACATCAGCCAATGAATTCATGAAAAATTCTTTTGGATTGGTTAATGTTGACTCTAATACTTTTGCTTCTAAGCCTGGAGTCCAAAGAGAACGTCTAAATCTATTTCTTAGGAAATTATCAGCCATATCATTAAACTTGCCTAATAATGTCGCATTTTGAGTTGCGCTTGCTGCATCTTTTAATTCAAACACAATGCTTTGAGCGGCATTCTTATAAAACCCTTCGCCACCAGCACCAGCAATTTTTCTTAAATCCATCAATGAATTATAAACAGCCTCAAGAGCAGGAATGCCATATATCCAACCAGAATCGGCACCTTCGGCAGCGGGAATAATGCGAGAAGCATGAATTGTAATTACATTATTTGTATTTTCATTTCTATCGCCTTCAACATTTCCGCTGTATTGATACAAAATAGGCTGGCCATAAGTATCAGATAACACATCTTCATCTGTTTGCGTTATTTTTAACTGTGATTCATATAACGGCATCATTTCAACTAATGAAGCCAAGCCATTTAAGCCTGTTGTTAATGGTTTATCCGGCATCATATTGTCGCGTACTCGCATATACATGCCGGCATAACGACCAACACGCTGCCTTGTATCTAAACCTTTAGCGCGCTGCCATATCTTGAATTTTTTAATGAGGATTTCAATATCTCTCATTAATTCTTCGGAACCTTCAATTTTTGGTGGTGTTTTCCATGTTGTATCAACTGGCAGCTCAATAACGCTCTTGGCTATACCGAATCTGCGGTACATATTCCAATAATTACTAAATTCTAATTCATCTGGATAACCATAATCGGTCGCAATACTATGAAGAGTATCGCCAGTGTAATTGCTTCCTGAAAATGCTCGGCCAACTATATCGCGCCAACTCTCTATGGCATTAGGTTTTAATTGCTTTTTATTTGAATTTTGTTGAATCTTACTAACTTCTGCTTTCTTTTTATTCCAAGGCCAATCCATATCATTCACCTATTGCCATTTTTAATAATGATCCAAGATCTGATGTTACACCAGATAACTCGGTAAGAACATAAACTGAAGCATCAACCCTATTTGGTGATTTACCATTGGATTTTTGTGTTACCGGATCAAAATCCATCATTTCATCTTCGGTTTTTGATAATCCAGGCTTATGCCATATTAACCCCAATTCATATAAACCAACAACAGGTTCCGCTCTTAATGCTTTTCCTTTCTTTGCTGTTACCCGAATTACTCTACCGGTGAATCCAGCATTGCGGAGATTGCTTTCACACATATCACCGCCTTGATTTGTTTCAATAATAATTGCATCAGCTTCATGATGTTCATAAGCATGAATTGCTGCTTCTGCCCATGTTAATGGGGAACCTTTGCGAGTGTAATCAGCATCGAGGCTATATTTCTTATCTGGATATTCGCTGCCAACAATTATTCCATGCTCATCTGAAACTTCAGTATTTGTTGTGGCCGGATCCACTGCAACAATTGTTCTGATTGGCTGATCTTTAATATATTTGCTTCTTGCTGTGGCAATGGCTTTTTCGGTCCATAGTGCACTTTCTTCATCACGCTTAATTGGTCTTTGATTATATTGAGCAGCATATTTTCTTCGATGGCTTTTCAGTGCAACTTCATGTTTTTCATTATGTTTGAATTTCCATAGCCATCCATCAGGCAAACCATGCTCGATCGGTATTCCATGCGTATATTCTTCAGGATATTTTTCAGAATTATCGATTTTCACCGGAAGATTCAAATGATGCCATTTTTCACCTGAACCGCCTGCAAGTAAGTACCCACTTAAATCATTCCAGTGGATACGCTGCATGATAACGATAATTGGTACAGATTCGATGGCAACACGTGATGCAATTGTTTCATTGTAGGCATTATTCACTGATTCTCTGATTGTTTCCGAATATGCATCATCTGGTTTTACCGGATCATCGATAATTAAGGCACCAGTGAATTGATCCTCATCCATGTGTCCAGCCCTGAAGCCGGTAACCTGACCGCCTGCAGCTGTTGCCGTGATTCCGCCATTTTCATCGGTATGCCAGATTTTTTTACTATCAGTATCGTTCTTGATGGTAATTGGCCACATTTCTTGGAATGCTTCGCTTTTAACTATTTCACGCGCAGTGCTCGAGTTTTGCATTACCAACTTATCTGAATAAGATAAATGGAGAAATCGAGCCATTGAATTGATTGCAAGCCCTCTGGCCATATAGCCAATACTTGCTAATTCTGTTTTTGTGTAACCTGGACTCACGTTAATTATTAAACGAGGAATAAAATCGGGATTGCTTGGTGAAAGCATGGTTCTATCGAGCGCATCTTGGATAACTTCATGATGCTTATTGATGATCATCTTCGTGCCAAAACGCTGTTTAAAGAAGAATCTATTGAAATAAATTCCGCTCAACTCACATTCAAGCCTTCTCGCTTCTAAAATTCCAGCTTCAGACATCATTCAACCTACAATATTCACCAAAATATTTAGTGGCCGCTTCATTATAGGCTTTTGCAGCTTCAATCTCATCTTCGAACAAACCAAGATGCATTTCATTTTTATTTACTTTTAATCGCGCCCTCCATAACCCGCTGCTTTTGTGTATTGATACACCTTTATACTTTGAGACAGAATTATTTGATTTTATTTTGTTGGCGCTATTCAAGCTATTTGTTGCTTTTCGCAAATTATCCCAGATATTGTTGTTACGAATGAGATCGCGATGATCTACTTGCTTTGGCATATAGCCTTCAACATACAAGAATGCCAGCCTATGCGCATAATATCGTTTGCAATCAATCGATATGGTGATATATCCATTTTTTGCCAATGTTCCAGCTATATCGCCAACATTCGCTTTTCTAACTGGAAATATCCTAGTGAATAATCCAGTGGATTTATCATAATCAAATAATTGTTTTAATCTGCTTTGTGTAATCATGTTCCGCCTCTAGTGGAACATTACTACACGAAAACAATTATTTCAATTTTATCAATAGATGAAATTATTCGTCATATTCGTACCAGCGGTTCATCACTGCTTTAATCATTGCGCGGCCTTGCTCAACATAAGATTCGGCTTTATCGAGCTTTGCTTGTAATATATCTTTTTCTTTTTCTTGATTACTTATTGTTTCTTGTTGAACCCTTCCTCGCATCACAGAAACAACCAAGTTGTTTAATAATTCTTTTTTGTTCATTTTGTTAATTTTATCGGCAAGTTCTTTGCCTAGATTTAACTCAATATCGATATATTCTTCACCACACATAATAATCACTCCATATTCTTAAGTTTTTTGACTTGATCTGCTAAAAATGACTCGCATCCCATACAGTCAGTTTCTTTTGCAACCTTTACGGCCTCATCAACAGCGGCGTTCCAAGCGTCACGGGAATAAACTTTTATACTGTTTTTCCCGTAGTCGTATTTATGCTCTTCCCACCATTCATCAAAAGTCATACATCATCATCCTTTAGCATTTCTCTTCTCATTTTCGCATATTCGTCTTTATCCATAATAACTTGCTCAATTGGTCCACCTTTAGGACCAGCCACTTCAACTTTAT